CATATCATTAACTTCTGTCCAACTTGTTCCATTCCAAGATTCTGTTTTTGATTCAATTGCTCCAGCACCAGGATTATATCCCCCAAAAACAAGACCTGCAGTTTGAGTACCTATTTCTCCTAATAAAAGTCTTACAGTATTTACATCAGCAACTTCAGTCCAAGAAGTACCATTCCAAGATTCTACAAAAGTTACTGGACCAGTTGAAGAATTTCCAGTTGCTACTAAATTAGCAGTTTGAGTTCCCATTGATTGATTTAAATTATCTCTAGTAGTATTTAAATCAGCTACTTCAGTCCAACTTGTTCCATTCCAAGTTTCAGTAAAACCTACAATATTTGGTGCTGATGCTTGATAACCACCCATAATTATTGCGGCGGTTTGTGTGCCACTTCCACCTAATTCATTTCTAGCAGTATTTACATCAGTTATTTCAGTCCACGAAGAACCATTATAGGATTCAACATTTGTAGTTCTTCCTCCAGGGGCACTTCCTGCAATTGATAATGCTGCAGTTTGTGTTCCTGCACCAGTTGCTGCGGCTCTTGCAGTATTTAAATTTCCGCCCGATGCCCAAGAGCCTGCACCATAAACTGTTTTAGTCACTTTAAAAGCATTTGATGTAGAATTATAAAAAACTTGTCCTAGATTTTCTTTCTGGAAACTTGATCCTGTTGTCCATTCTTCTGTTGCTGTTAGTTCTGGTGGAGTTAAACCTCCAAATGTTATAGATGCAGTTGACGAAGAATTTCCTCCACCCATAGAATCAAATCTAGCAATTGATAAGTTATTAAGTTCAGTCCACGTTGTACCATTCCAAAATTCTGTATTTGCAGTAATTACAGGCGCAGGTGTCGCACCACCAAAAACCAGTACATCAGAATTACTTGTACCTGAACCACTTCCATCAGAATCTCTAGATGTATTCATACTTGTTGTTGTTGTCCAACTAGTGCCATCCCAGCTTTCTACTAAATTACCAACAGGGGCTGGAGTACCTCCCGATATTATTCCTGATGTTTGTAATCCACTGCCTGTAGTTCCACTTCGTGGAGTGTTTACATTATTTACTTCAGTCCAACTTGTTCCATCCCAACTTTCTACATTAGCAGGTCTGTCAGGTGTTGAACCTCTTTCAAAACCAGAAGCAATTAAACCTGCTGTATAAATACCAAAAACACCCATCGCCTCTCTTTTAACATTAAGATCATTTACTTCTGTCCAACCTGATCCGTTCCATATTTCAGTTTTTGTACTACCAGTTGCTATAGCAGGATCATATCCACCAACTGCAAGTACTGCTTCTGCATTTGCTCCAAACGCTTTTGCATTTCTTCCTGTAGTTAAATCAGTTTGCTCTGACCAAGCACTTCCATTATATTCTTCAACATTACCAGGATTTGGAGCAGCGTTGTCTAATCCTACCATAAGAGCAGATGTTTGTATTCCTGCTCCTCCAGCATTACTTCTTGATGAGTTTAAATTTCCACCACTAGCCCACGTTCCCGTTGCAATTACACTTGCAGCAGGGTCAGTAGAGACCGTTTGGACTTTGAATCCTTTTATGTCTTTATATTCTGCCATCAGGATTTCCTATGGAAGGTTATAATTCACTGGTCTAGTTTGTAGCGCTTGTTGTTCAGCTGGTAACGCATCATATGCAGCTTGTGCTTCTGCAATTTTGCCATCAACAATAGCTTGTGCTTCTTCTTTTGTTTTAGAAACACCGCTAACTTTGCCGATCCATTGATCACCGAACGTATTATCGCCTACAACCCAAACATCGCCAGGATGACCTGCAAGGTAGAAATTTCTTCTCTCTTCGTGAGTGAAGAAGTTCTTTCCCCAATTAGTCGCTGTACAATATTTATATGCCATAGTTGCCTCCTTTTTTATTATTATAAACCATTTTAGCTTGTTGTTAAAGTGTTAATTGCTATCTCTGGTGCTGACCATTCTTCGGTTGCTGCTGATTGTGTTGGTGTACTACCACCTGCAGCTAGTGCAGAATCTACAGAACCTGTACCAGCAAAATCGTATCTAACTGTGGACATATCATTTACTTCCGTCCAACTTGTTCCATCCCAATATTCAGTTAAAGCTCTAGCTGGACTAGATCCACCAAAAATAATACCACTTGTATAACTTGCATTTTTAGAAGATGATGATGCTGTTCTAGCAGTATTTAAACTATTAACATTTGTCCAACTTGTTCCATTCCAAACTTCAGCAGCTGATGAAATACTACCACTGTATCCACCTGATGCAGTAGCTGCTGTTTGATCTCCAAACAGATTATACAGATATCTAGCTGTGTTTAAATCACTTAATTCTGTCCAACTTGTACCATTATAAGATTCAGTTGCTCCCGTTTGAGGTGGAGCATTACCTCCAGCAGCTAAAGCAGCAGTTTGTGTACCACAACCTGCAACAGTTCCTCTTGGTGTAGCTAAAGTAGCTGGTTCTACTGCCCAACTTGTTCCATTCCAACTTATTGTTGAACCTTTTGGTGCTGTTCCAAGTTCAGAACCAAATGCTAAACCTGCCGTTGCAGTTCCAGCTGTACCTGCTGCATATCTTGTTGTAGGCATACCAGAAACTATTGTCCAAGCAGAACCATTATATGATTCTGTTTGACTAGAATAAGGTAGTGGATATTGTCCACCTGCACTTATGGCTGCAGTTTGTGTACCAAAACCAAAGTTACCAGTTTGAGCAAGATTTAAATTACCACCAGATGCCCAAGTTCCAATTGAAACTCCACCAACTTTAACTACTTTAAAAACTCCTTCTGTAGAATTGTAAAAGATTGAACCTATCCAACTTGTATTATCTGGATCTGCTGCCAGCGTTTGTACGCCAAAGCCTTCTAGTTCTTTGTAATTAGCCATTGATTATTTATCCTTTAATAACCAACCTTGAGTAGCTCCTGAATATACTAAAGTTAAACCAGCTCGCTCCACAGATACAGTTAAGTCTGCAGCAGAACCTTGAATGTTTTCAGAGTTTCTACCTACAGTTAGATTGTTTGTGTCAAATGTTCCTGCATAATCTACAAATGTTACTTCATCTCCTAAAGTTGGAGTTGCTGGTAACGTTGCAGTAAATGCTCCGCCAGATGTATCACAAAAATATCCTTCGCCTGCGACAGCAGTAAATCCTGATGTCTTAACAGCAACCCAAGCTGTTCCGCCTGTGTTGTCTACGAATGATAAATTACCTGCACCATCAGTTACTAGAACTTGATCTGCAGTACCATCTGCGTTTGGAAATTTGATTCCATCTAAATTTAACTTTCCTGAACCTTTCGGAGTGATTTTTAAATCTATGTCTGTATCATCACCTGTTGCAGAAATTTCTGGAGCACCAGAAGCTGCTGCGTTGGTAACGCTAATTTCATTTACAGCTGTTGCTGTTTTTACAAATTTTACATATTCATTATTTGAATCGTCTTCAATTGCTCCACCATTATCAATAATGATGTCATTACCATTTGTATCTAAGATACCAGATAATTGTGGTGAGTAGTCAGATGAAACTTCTGTGAAAGCTGTGTCAACAACATTTGTTCCATCAGAATAAACCATTTTTTTACCTTTATCAGTTGCACTCCAAGTAACACCTGTGCCTGATGAAGTTTTAACAGTTACTGTAAATGAACCTGATGTTGCATTTTCAATGATGTAAGTTTTTTCAACTGAATCAGGAATAACTACGTTTACGTTTCCTGTAATTGTTCCAGTTAATTTGATAACAGCATCTTTACCATTTGATAAAGCACCGTTTGAATAAGTTAATGTAGCACCTGTAGTTGCGTTTAATGCAACAGAGGAATAACCACCGATTGCTTGTTCTAGAATTAATAAGTTTGTGTTTGTAATCTGACCCCAAGTTCCTGAGTTTTCACCAGTAGCTTGTACGGTTAATTTTAAATTAGCAGAAGTTGAATTTGCCATAAATTTTTATCCTCTTGTTTTGTATTTTTATTAAAATTTGACAATACTGTCAAACGTTAAATTTTGCTATTTAAGCGGCGGTGTCAACTTCAGTCCAAACGGAAGTAGTGCCCGTATTTACTTGATTCCAAATTAAATTATATACAGTACCTGTTGCTGTTGTCAAGGCATTTCCAGTTAGATTAACCCTAGCATTTGCAGTAGTTCCTTCATCACCTTCTTGCATTGATAATAGAATACCTGAAGGACTTGCTATGGTATTAGCATCTCCAACCGCTGTACCTAATGTAAATGTTAATGAAATTCCTGATAAACTTAGATTAGCATCTCCAGTAACCGTTTCGTTACCTAAGAACATTGCAGCTGCATTACCTGTTAAAGATACATCTGGCGCAGGATCTAAATTACCTTCCTGCATTGACATTGCTAAAGTAGTTACTTGTTGATTACCCCAAACACCATAACCCCAAGCAAAGTTTCCATTCCAAGTAGCAGCGGATGTTGCAGAAACTTGTGCAATAGTATTTGCATCTGGTGTTTCATCACCTTCTTGCATTGACATTGCAATACCCGTTACATCAACAACTGCTTCTTGATATTGAAGAGTTGCAGTTAAAGGTATTCCAGTTACTTCGGCATTAAAAGTTGAACTTGCTTCGGTTCCTGTACCAGCAACAACAGTTGCTTGTTGACCCGTTACGGTAAAATCATCTACATCTGATTGAGTAGTTACTGAAGATAATGAAACAGATAAACCTATTCCAGTTAATTGAATATTTAATCCTGATATACCCCAAGTCTCATAACCCCAAGTATCAGAACCCCATCCTGCATTTACTTCGCTTGTAATTGAAACTGGACCAATGTCAGCATTTAAATTTCCGCCGCCATTCCAAAAATTTGAGCCATAAGAATCACCACCCCAAAGTGTATCATTTGGGTTAGTTACATTTACATTCTCATCACCAAATGTTCCCCACTTGAGATAACCGAATGTATTATCACCAAATCCTGCCATAGGAGTTTACCTCCTAAGATTAACCAGAGATCCTTAGAATCGCTGCTGTTGATGTTGGCGCTGGGAATTGAATTGTGAAAGTTCCAGAAGTAGCTGTTTTGTCTGATCCAAAATCTAATACCGCTACAGCTGAATTTGATACAGCTGCTGATGTATTATAAATTAATGCACCTCTAGCTGTTAATGTCACACCAGTAAATGATCTGTCATTAAAGTCACATCTTGCTACACCTGCTGTAATAGAAGTTCCAGCATTAACAAGAGCTCCACCTCCAGTTACATATTGACCTGTGTTTGAAACTTCGTTTGTATTTGCATACACAGTTGTAGCTGAGTTTAGAGTAGCCGAAGAAGTGTAAAGAGCTATTTTGAATTTGTCACCACCCGCTGACGCGAAATTGTGATCACCTTCTAACAGTTGCTTTTTAAAACTGTTCGCAATTGCTTGTGTTATTGCCATATTTTTTTCTCCTTATCCTTGTTTAGGTAAACGCGGTGAATCTTGTATGTACTCATCACGTCTTCTTCTTCCCATTTGTTCTATAGTAAATCCTTCAACCGCTTGCTTATACTTTCCTTCGTATAATTGCAATAGGTCAGCTGGACCCTTTAGAAAACTGAATGCCTCTACTAGGCTTGCATACAAAAGTCCATTGGGAAAATATGTACTTAAATATGTTGTAGTATTTGTACTCGATAATCCAGAATCTTTCAAGATATAATTTAACTGAATTGTATAAGCTTGATCTGGTACAGGAGCAAAAACGATTGTATTTTGATCCCAGTAACTCCAATACTTAGGTGTTCCTTGTGAATCATTTGGATTATATTCAGCCATAAAATTAGTATCTCGATACTCCATTAAACCTCTATCTGTCGTAGGTGAAGTGTTTGGATCAATATCTACTATTTGTGCTGATCTAATAACTAAAGCATTATCTGGTATATCTATGTACCTTTGGCCAGCAACGAGAGACGCGGTTGCATATCTTCTGTTATTATCTGAATCTACATCTCTAAAAATTCTAAATTCAGCATCTTGAATAAATCCATTACAAATAGAATCAGTTAAAACATTTGAACTGACTTCTGTGTAATCTCTAATTTTTTGTAATAGTTCTGCGTATGTCATATTATGGTGTTAATGTAACTGGTCCTGCAGTTACAAATGGTCCTCCAAATCTTCCAGATAAAGTTGGTGTACTTCCTAAATTAAAAGTATAATTATCTGTTCCTGTTACTGTTATACTAAATCCATTTGCATTTTCAAATAAAGTATATGCTAATCCTCCAGGACTTCCATCAACATTTCTAAATACAACAATGTCTCCTGTTGTTCTTCCGTGCGATGGTTCAAAAACATTTATTGTTGATGACCCTGCTGTAATAATAAATGGATTAGTTTGTAATAAATCTTCTGTCTCTGGTTCTGTTCTATCTGGTCTTGCCATTGGTAAACCTTGTGGATCAGCACCGTGTGGTTTTGGTTCTAATTGTGGTTGCTTTGGTTCAAATTCAGAAACGTGAACTCTTGATCCATTCCATTCTTTAACCATTTCTTTATATGGAAATGCCATACCTGATCGGTCAGAAATAAATTGTGCATATTTACCTTTTGAAAAATTAGACATTTGGATAATAGTTTTTTGGGGTTATGTAAGAACTAGATGAAGAACCATCTTCAGTTAAAGCTCTTTGTAATTCATCTTCGTAATATAATTTTAATTCTTGTGTTCTTTGTGGTTGATATTTTTGTGATAAATAAAATGCTAAACCAGATGACATACAAGGAACAAATCTATATGGAATATCACTTGCATTTGTATAAACACCAACATCTTGAATTCTTTTTACATAATAAAAATTAACAAAATTTCCTGCTTCTGTTGAGCCAGGTGTTAAATATAAAGTTACTGTAACTTTATCTATAAATCTTTGAACAAAATATTGTGAAGGTGTTCCTTCAGAAGTTTTATTTGATAAACCTTGATATGTTGATCTATTAATTTTTGTAAGAGGTGTATCAACATTAGAAGCTCTATAACTTGCTTCTAAAATATCAGCTACACCATAAATTGCCGTAGCATCAGATGTACCATCTGCTGTTGATCTGTATGTTGTGTAAACAGCTTGACCATCAACTAATGTAAAATTAGAATTTCCTACTTCCCAATAATGAAGACCTCTATTACCCCATTCTTGAAACATAATGTTTAAAGATCTACGTGCAGTCTTCATATGACCGCCGTTTAAGGTAAAGATACCTAGTCTGTCATAAGCTTCTTCTATGATTTCATCAATAGAAAAGCTTTTATCGAACGTTGTAGTTCCTGAAGTAGTATTAGCCATTTAATACTCCTTACTTATCGTATACGACTGTTACTTTTCCAACTAAGTCTGTTACGAAAATTCCGTTTTCAAATAA